GCCTTTATGTACATGAGCCATTGCGCGGCAGTAATCGAAGAAAGCCGTTTGTTGCTGCTCTTCTGGTCGTCTCACTTATTCTTCTTTTTAGTCACGCCCTTAACAGTGCCTTTGTTTTCGCTGGCGTAGAAAACTTCATCACCCTGCTTTTTACCGTAGAACTTTTCCATGGCTGCGCGAATTTTAAGACCCTTTTTATTCAATGGCATCTGAATCGTCCTCAAAAGATGTGGTTGAGCTTATTGTTGGCCACATCCAACTGTTTAGGCAAGCGATATACCCCGCTATAAATGCATCATACTCGTTGCCATAAGTGCCTAGCGGCATCGATTCAATATACTCTTTAGCCAAATCCTCAGCTGATTTCATGACCGCTCCATATAAATCCCAGGGCCACAGAGCAGATTGACTTCTACTGCTTCGCACGCCATGACGTTATCAAGAATGACCTTTGCTAGTTGTTCTGGGTCGGCGTTGTAGTGCGTATCAACTAGAGCGCGGAGGTCAGGTCGAGACTCATATTGGTGCTTAAAATCGTCGTTCTCGCGGATAGTTAATCTCACAGACCATTTGCCGTCTGTAATTGTATGTACGCTGTAAACTCTCATAGTGTTACCTCTATAAGCTCTTTAATTAGTTCAGATTGTGGGACTAAATAGTACGGTGCCGATAAACTTTCCCCGTTTTTATTCTTATCCACCCAATACCGCTCTTGCTTGCAGTCTTTACCGTACAACCAGCCAACTATATCCATTTTGGGGTATATGCCTGTTACCAGGTAATACTTGCTTGATTCCTTGTCTGATGGCCTAAAGATTAAACCTCCCTTGTTGAGTGGGGTGTGTCGCACTTCCACGTTCATACCAACGTCAGCAACCGAACGATTCTTTGTTGCTCCACTCCAATACTGCCCAAGAGTTTTCGCTACTAATGCCTCAGCTAGAGCCGAGTACACGTTTGTGGCTAACTCATCGTATATTAAAGCACGATTGTCCTTATTCTCGGCAGCTCTTTCAGCAGCACGAAACTGTCTCATCAACCCTGCCATACCTGCGTGTATAGCCTCTGCGTATTCTAGCTTCATAGTCATGCCTCCAGATAACTAAAAAGGGATTTGATCATCGTCTTCAACTACTGCCTTAACAACGGCAGCAACTTTTGGATGGACGGGACGTGTATTAAAGGATGATACAGGTTCCCCAAACTCTTCATGTGCCCAGGTAGTAGCCTGCTTAATCAAATCGGCAAGCATGGCCAGCTCGTTGGGAAAGTAGCTTTTAGACTCAAGCCACTCGTTGCTATCTTTGGGTTTAAACGTCTTGCGAATTGTGAAACTGATGCCACCGTTTTTGGTGGGCCAAGCTGCAACGTCGATGCCTTTGTTTTTCCAGGTCTGTAATGGTCGTGCCATATATTCAATATCTCCAGTGCTTTTGTAGCTTATAGTATATTTTTTAGTAGCTTTTAGACTTATTTTTAGAAACTTATCACGTAACCTATTGACTCACCCCCCCTCTTCCCCCTTATATATCCCCCTACTCCCCCCCATAAACTATTTCTTTGATTCTTTCTTTGTAGAACACCAACTTTTTTTCAAAGTTGATCCTCAATTTTTTAGCTGGTAGTTTGATTAAGTCATGGTCTTTCCATGTCTCCATTCAAAATTCAGCTAGTCCCTGAATTTTAACCCTGCACTGTAGTTAGAGTGGCGCGGTGCGTCATGTGATCTAATTCCAATGCAGGGTATTTTTTTGGCTGGCTAGGTAGGACTCGAACCTACAACCACAGAATTAACAGTTCTGCGCACTGCCATTGTGCTACTAGCCAGAATTAACTAATCCTCATCCTCTAACACTTGATATAACCACAGTGCACCATCCAACCTTGCACGGTCATAATCTGTATTACTTTTCTCAGCTTTCCACAAAAGTCTATCCAACCTACCGGCTAAGATGCCTCTTATAGCCTCTATACCAGCCGTGTAAGCCTTTTTCTCCCTCATGGCTATCCTACCATCACCCAAGTAGCGATCTTTGCTTATAACGTATCCTAGAGCCTCTGAGTTAATTAGCTTATTCATGTATATCTCCATCGTGATAGGTCCAGTTTTCTAATGCTTCTTCAACGGCGTCGATCAGCACCTTGTCCTCGTTAGCTGCGACCTTCATAAAATCCTCAAAAAGGTCGATTCTAACTTGCGTGGTCCAACGTTTGTAGCCAGGTCGTGGCGCGTCAGGTTTCCGCAGAGGTTTTTTAGCTTTCGCCGTTTCGGTCCTAAGCCTTTTCATTTCCTACCTTTTCAACAATGCAAGATTGTAGCCGTTGGAGTTTGATAGGGCAGGTCCACACCCCCAATGATTCGCTGTACTCGCACGCGTGTTGCTTTAGGTACTCTGCTGCTGGTGCTTGCTGCTCTTCTGACAGTGTGCGGATATCGTAGATCGTTTTCTCAATCCGTGACTTTTTAGCTGACAGCATTTCAGTAACTTCACCAGTAACCTTACTAACTACTGAAACACGCTCAACTTTTATGTCCTTAGCCTTAATTTCTATAGGCTTACTAGCGCGGTTGCCATCGTCATCCTCTGGAGCAATTCCACAGATTGCCATAAGGCTATATCGCCGCGCATATGTCAGTGCTGACCCATAGCCTTGAGCATCCTGTTTTGATGCTGGCACGTGCAGCAAACCGCTAGACATTGTAGCACCTGATTCATGCACCAGGATTGTCTCTACCGTTACACCATGCTCGCTTGGATGCGTAGTTTGGATTAGTCCCAAGCCGTTATCGTTAAGCGCATTGATGACAGCTTCCACACATGCCGATAGGTCAGCATACCGCGAGCGGAAATGTGGATTAGTTGAGCTTTTAAGAGCCGGACCAAAAGCCTTTTGTGCTGCTATAAATGCTTGGTAAATAGTTGTTTCTTTTGTCATTTTGTCTCCTTATGCATTAATTATTATCTGTATGAGCACCATACCAATCGCAAAGTGCGCGGTTAGCCACCTCATCCCAGTCAGTAGCTTCAATCACGTGCACTTGCAGCTGGTGATATATCCCTACAAGCTCAAAACGATTTAGCTGGTTCATGTATTCCTGGAGCGCGTTAGCTATCACGCTGGCCGGTTTGCCACTCTCTAGCAGCTCGTTGAGCATCTTTTGAGCTTCATCATCATGCGAGAAAAACTCCATCGCTTTTTCAGTCACTTTATTTGTCATTGGTCTATCTCCGTTTTTTAGGTGTTATTACTACATCAGTCTCGTCGGTTACTTGTTCTGCAATATAATCAACAGATTGCGTAAATGAGCGACTACAGTGTACTTGCGCAGTTTCACAGGTCAGTGTTGCCACAGACCGTTCGATACCAATCAGTAGGATTGCAATCGTTACAGGTACGCCAACAATGGTTGAGGTAGTCAAGAACCAGGTAAGTGCTTTACTCAGCATCGGATACCTCCGTGGTGTTTACGAGACCTTTACTAAGCCGGTCCCACACGCTGTAACCAGATTGCACTCGTCGGTTAGACCAATAAGGCGTTTCGCCATGCTTGTGGGTCGTTTTAGCTTGAGCAATCAGTGCTGATTGACCATCGTTGTAAGCGCGGATTCCCTGCTCAGTGCCTACAACCATCACGTCAGGTAAAAGCACGCCGCATCCACTGCAAGTTGCTATAGTCATTATAAGTATTAGTCGTTTCATCATGTCACCATTTAATCGCTGGTCTCACTGCCCCAGCGGGATAGAGTCACTATCCTAGCGAGTACCCACGCATGGATACTCAAAGGATAATTACTACGGCCAGAACGGGTTGATCGGTCGAATAGGTTGACCCCATGCGTTATTAGGTACAACGCTCGTTACTGTTGTGTTGGTTACTGCATCGCGGTCGCCAAGGTAACGCTGGATGTAATCAGGTTGCGTTTTTTCGGTTGTTACTATGCTGTAGCCAGTGCCGTACGGGTTGCGCGGTAGGTCAGCCGGTGGAACTACAGGTACTACAGGTACGATTGGAGCAACGGGGACACCGTACTGTGGGACTTGATAGTTAGGTATCCAAGGATTGATTGGTTGTGCAGATGCCGCAACCGGCATGAGCACTGTGAGGGTAAGTAGCATGGCTTTCATGGTTAGAAGCTCCAAAACATTACAATAATTAGGTACCAACCGATTAAGTTGAAGATTGCAAAAAGTAAGTGGCTAATAAATGTCAGCATAGTCATGTCTTCTAGTTGTTAATAACTTGATT